ACGCTGCCGAATGATCTGATCGAAAAATGCCAGGAGTTCGCCGTCCGCCTGGTCGCCGGCTACAGCGCCGGCCGCAACCCGCAATCGCGGGCGGTCGCAAGCCACGGCGCTGAGGCGAACGTCGCCCTGCAGGCGCAGGCGAAAATGGCCGAATGCGCCTTTTGCCGCGCCATCGGCTATGACGAAGTCTGGGCGGTGCATTGGGGCGGCGCTATCGATTGCGGCTATGACGTGTTCTGGCCGCCGCATCGGGTCGACATCAAGCATACCGCCGCCGGCAATCAATTTCTGATCTGGCCAATCAAGAAGAATGGATTTTTCAACGCCAAGCCGTTCGATGTTCTGGTGCTGGTGACATCCGCAATCCCTGTTTTTATGATCGCCGGCTGGACCAGCAAGGCACGGTTTGCAAAAAACCACCAGGTGGCGGGCGTCGGCCACCCGCTGACGGCCGGCACCCGTTACATGCACAAAGATGAGCTGTGGCCCATGAGCACATTGTAAATGGTCAGCGGCGCTTCCCCAACACCAGCTCGCCCGAAATGTTGTCGACGTGCCACGATTGCAGCCGTTGCAGAAACGATCGGCCCAGCAGCGGCCGCCCCGCCGTTGAGGCGGCGCCGCTTACGTTTTCCACCACCACGCCCGCGACCTTCAGCGACCGGATCATGAAAACCCGCCACTGCCGCTGCACGCCATCCGCCATCGTGAACGTCATCATGCCGTCCATGTCCGCATCCCTGATGGCGCCCGCGCTGCGCAGCTTGGCGAACAGGTCCGCGCTCAGCATGACGGGAGCAGAGCCGGTGTCCACCACAAAGTCGGCCGTCAGCGCGCCATTGACTTCGACCGCCACCCTCCAGTCAGCATCAAACTTCACACGATGAGCTTCCGGCGCCGGCGCCGGGCGCGTGAATATCGGGACAGTCGCCACCGTCGGCCCGGCAAACGGGTCCGCAACAGCGGGTCCGGCAGCTGTCAGTAGCAGCAATATCGTCAGTGTCGCGCGCATGCTGTTTCCCTTTCGAGGGTCGGCGGATCATTTCCAGCTCACGAGAAAATGCGCCTCGCAATAGGATTTTCCGTACAGCGGCGGTGCGCCGCAATACAGGTACGGCGGACGCTCGCCATGCGGCCAGCGGCAGGTCCGAGGCGTAAGCTCCAGGATCGTGATCATGCGCCGATCTGGGTCAGGCGAAGGTTCCGCCAGCACCGCCGGTGGCGCCGGGTTCAGCTTTTTGTTATGACCTGGATTTGGTTTCATGACGGTGGTCCTGGTGGTCCGTCGCGTCGGGTTGGCCTTGAGGCGCCGGTAGCCGCGCAGCCGGTAGGAGCGGCCGATCACCGCGTTGCGGGTCTTGGCCATGCGATCAGCGATCAAGCTCGCCGAGAGACCTTGTTGCTCCAGCTCAAGCAGCTGGCGATCCTGCTCGACGGTCCACCTTTTTCTTTTGTCCATGGTGTTTCACTTTGGACCCACCAGGATTGCCGGTGGCGTCTTATGGCCATCGATATGGCGCCACAGGTGCAGGCAGTTTGGGTGGCAGTTGATGTATTCGGACTTGACGGGATGGAACTGCACCACCACCTCGTCATCACCCCAGAACAGCCACTTGACGAAGCACATCTCGCCCCAATCCGGCGCCCGCTTCTCCAGCGAGACACTGACGTGCTCCCAGCCTTCGGCCTCGGGCTCGCTGGCGTCGCTGGCGATAATCCGCAAGATCACGCCCTTCAGGTCGGTGATGATGAAGGCGCCGTTGCAGCCATCCTCGCTGCTGCTCGCGTACAACCCGTTGCGCATGCGATTGCGCTCGACAATATCAGACAGCCGTTTTCTCATTTTCGTTCGGCAGGCAGTGGGTTTGGGTTGGGCACAAACTCCTTGCAGGCAAGCGCGTAGAACGGCACCTTCGGAATGTTGCTGTTCATGCGCCGCACCGCCAGCAGGCAATGTTGTGGCCTGAGCTTGCCGCTGGCGGCATATGGCTCCAGCGCAGCGTCCTCCCACCAATGCCGGCACTCGCGACAGGTTTTGCCGGGCGGGCCTTCACCGCCCCAGCTCGCCATCCCGGGGAAGGTAAGGTGACGGGCCTCGGTGTCCGCGGTCAGCGGCGCCCTCGACGCCAGGGTCTTTGGGAATTTATTTGCCCGTGGCAAGGTAGCGCTCCCGCCGTCGTTTGTGCTCCTGCGGAGTATCCCATTCCCGATTGCGGTCGAGATGGATTTTGCCGAGCTTTTCCAGGATCAGCCTCACCATCATCGCGGTGGGCCCCGGCGGCACCCCGGAACGCTCCCAGTTGCAATAGGTGTTGCGCGTCACCGGGAAGTGCCGGGCAAACTGGCGCTGGGTCTCTTTCCATCGGTGCCGCATCGCGCGCAGCCGCTCCGCCAGGGGAAAATCGCGCGGTCGTGTCGCTGTCATGTTGTTGGGCTCCACGTTCATCGACCACTACTTGACATCATGAGCGACACCTGTCAAGTGTCGTCCGGCGCGGATAGGAACGCCCCGTCCGAAAAGCCGACCATCCCCCCCCGGTACTCGGCCTGCCGCGCGCCCATTTTCTCCAGGAGCCTGTGATGAGCCTGACCGCCGAACAACTTGCCCGCCGCGAAGGCAAATTGACCGCCAGCCGCATCACGGTGCTGATGAAGGGTGATGCCGTTGGCATTCTTCAGCTCTACCGCGAGATGATTGGCGAAGCCGTCGAGGAAAACCTGGACGATGTCTGGCCGGTGCAGCTCGGCGCCGCCACCGAGAAGCTCAACCTTGATTGGTACGAAAAGAAGAACAAGCACACCATCAACAACCGCGGTACCGTCTCCGTTTCCGAAAAATATCCCTGGGCGGCCGCGACATTGGATGGCTGGATCATGGACTTGCATTGCCCGATCGAAGCCAAGAACGTCGGCGGGCGTGAGCCGCTGGAAATCATCATCGACCGCTACCAGCCGCAGATGCAGTGGCAGATGATGGTCACTGGGGCGAAACAATGCGCGCTGTCGGTCATCATGGGCGCCAACGAGCCCATCGTTGAATATCTCGAACGCTCCCAACCCTACATCGACCAGATGGTGGACCGCGGCGACTACTTCATGATGTGCGTGAGCTTGAGGAAGCCGCCGGTCGAGCTGGCGCCGGTGGCGCCGCCGGTCGAGGCAAACGCAGAGATAAACATGACCGGCAACGCCACCTGGAGTGCCAGCGCGGAGCGTTGGCTGCAAACCTACGGCGCGGCGCAGACGGCGAAGGACGCGGAGAAGGTTCTCAAGAGTCTTATGCCGGCGGTGGCGAAACGCTGCTTCGGTCATGGCGTGCGGATTTCGCGCGACCGCGCCGGCCGGCTTTCCCTGCGCGTGGATGAGTGACTTGGTCACCCAAATAAACATGAACATGCTGCCGATAAGGGTGCGAAACGCCTTGTCATGCGCTGGCTGCACGACGGCGGAGGAGGTGGCGGCGCAGCCGGAATCCTTCTGGCGGCGGCTACCCAACGTCGGCGAGGTCACACTGGCCCAGATACGGGCCCTCGCGCGCGAACAGAGAGGTGATGAAATGACCGAGAACGAGATTGAACGACCTTCCGACCGGGGGCTCCAAATCATCCAGCCGCCGACCCCGATGGGAATCCTGGCACGCGCGGTGGCTGATGGTAATGCCAGTTTTGAGGTGCTCGAGCGCCTGATGGCCCTGCAGGAACGCTGGGAGGCCAACGAGGCCCGCAAGGCGTTTGAGGCCGCCATGGCCAAGGCGTCGGCCGAAATGCCGACCCTGTCCAAGAACCGCGAGGTGGCGTTCGACGCCCGCGGCGGCGGCACCCGCACCGCCTACAAGCACGAAGACTTGGCCGAGGTGGTTGGCGTCGTGGCGCCGGTGCTCGGGCGGCACGGGCTGTCGCACCGGTTCGAGCTCACCAGCGAGCCCAACAAAATCACGGTCACCTGCGTGATTTCTCATGCGCTCGGCCATGCCACCCGAAACGCGCTCACGGCCGGCGCCGACACTTCGGGCAACAAGAACGCCATCCAGGCCATCGGCTCGACCATCACCTACCTGTCGCGCTACGCGCTCAAGGCATCGCTGGGGCTGGCAGCCGCGCATGACGACGACGGCTTGGGCGCCAAGGAGCCGGTGGCAAAGCCGGATGTGATGGAGCGCCACGAAAAGGCAGTAAAAGAATACATGGACCGCCCTACGTCTGCCGGCGCTGCAGCTCCGGCCCCTTCCCGATCCCCCGCCCCCTCGGCTGCGAAGCCTGCCTCCCCTACTGGTACGGCCCCGCCCCCAAACCGCCCGCTCACCATCCCCGAGGTGGTGGCGCTTGAAACGGCGGCGCGCGCGGCGGCCGCCCGCGGCACTAGCGAGTTCCGGCTGTTCTGGCGCAACTTGACGACCTTGAACGAGCGCAACGTGGTCGGGGGCCTGGGCACTGAACTGCGCAAGACGATGGAGGAGACCGACAAGGATCTTATGCGGGACGCCGCTGTTGGCGAAGTCTACGACCCGGAGAGCGGCGAGGTGGTGGAGCAGCGGACGTGAAGAAAAAGAAACCGCCCCGGATCAAGATGTGTGAGGACTGCGGTAAATACCCCGCCGACTTGCCCTCCAGGCTATGTCCAGGATGCGAAGCCTACCGGGAGCATCAGCAATGAAAAACGCCATCGGCATCAAGCAATGCGGCACCTGTCGTTACTTTCACGCTCCGAAGGAAGCCATGGGCGTCTGCATCTTCAATCCCCCGATCCCGTTCATTCTCGTGGTGGTGCCAAGTTCGCCACTGGTCGACCCGCGCAAGCCGGGCGCCGACATGGCGCATGTGGTGCGGGGCTGTTTTCCCATGGTCGGCAAGGAGGACGGCTGCGCCAGACACCATCCGGACGTCAGCGCGCTCAACTGATCACAGCCATGCCTGGAAAAACAACTGGTTGGCTTGGTTGATGTTGAAGGTGTT